ATGAAAAAGAAATTACGTGCCTTCCAAATTGAGAATACATCTGTGACCCAAGGTCAATCCCCTATTTTAACTATGCTTGATGAAGCATTAAAACAATTAACAACAGTTCAAGACCGTCGTATGCTCTTAAATCATCAGGATTCCGATGAAGATTTGTTAGCATATTACGAGCAACACAATAATGGCATATTCTGTGGTATGATGATGCGCATTATTCCAGCAGAACAAGGTGGAGTATTATCTGAAGATATATTCCAAAAGGACACAATAAAAATAGATGACTTGGATGCAGGAGAGGAAAAACAAAGTCAATATAAAAGCCATTATTACTTTGCGTTAAATGGTTCATACCTGATAACCGATTTGCCTGTTAGTACAAATATAGAACGCTTACAAACCTATCTTAATTGGCTTTTAGAAGGACAAAGGGGTGAAACATTGTTTTCATTTACACCTCTTATGGTCTTGCCTGAAGGACTGAAATTAAAAGATATTCGGCACATTGAATTTTCAGGCGGAAATAGAATTCAGGCGCAGCAAACAACAACTGAAAGTTATGATGTCAAGACAAGCTTGCTGACTTTACGAGATAACTTGTTGGATGAATTATTTGGTAGTAATCCAAGCCTCCAAGACTTAAAAAAAGAGCAACTTGTATCCGCAAAATTACTTCTCCAAATACAGAAACGTCCTAAAGGTATGGATAAAGACACATACCAAAATCTATTAGGTGCAATTGCAAAAAATGTAAACAGCGAATCAGGTTTCTCTATTAAAGCAAAAAATGGCACGACATATAATGGACAACAAATAAATAGGATTAGAGAGGTTGAGGTAGAGGAAACCTCTAAGAAAAGGGTAAACGAACAACAATTGTGGCAAGAGATGGAACGTTTTTTGCAACAAGTAGCAAAAGAAAATGAATAAATATAGGCATTTCATAGTAAGATATACAATAGTGTTGGTTTCGACTGTGCTATTGTCATTGATAAATGTAAGAGGGAACGCAACTGCAGTTCAATCGCTTTTCACTGTGTTAGGTATATCCTTTTCCATTTCAATGAGCCTTATTATCTCATTTGACTTATCTCAAATTGTAAATAAGAAATATCGTGAACCGATTAAACTCTCTGTTAAAGCAACACGTAATGGTTTGATATGGGATTTTATCTTTGCGACTTTCGTCTTACTACTATCATCATTAAATATAATAGCCGATTGGGAATTAGTTATCAAAGAGCATACTATTTTTCATTTTCAGACATTTGCAGTTTGCTTTTTGGTACTATCTATTTTTTATGAGGCTCGTAATTTTATAGCGATACATGACCTGAATGAGGAAATAGCAGATGCCATAATTAAAGAGAAAAACGGTAAATAACCAACCATAACAAATAAAGCCCCGTAAGCAAATCACTTACGGGGCTTTATTATCTGTCAAACCTACCTTCAAAACCTCTCATACGCGCTCGCATCCGTAACCAAGCACTGGTATTCCTCCACGTTATCCGCCAACTCGCCGAAGTCGTGGTCGGTCGTCGAGCGCAGCAGCGTCAGGTCGTTCATCACACTGCATGGGCGGTCGTTCTGCCGGTATTCCGTGTTCCTCGACACCGAGAAGTTCTGCTCTATGGCTTCCACGCCTATACCCTGAACCACGGCATGCACACCATGCAGCACGCGGTTTATCTCATCGCACAAGCACAAACGCGGCACCACATCTGCCCACTTGCCCACGCGAGTATCAGTTACCACATGCAGACGAACAGTAACCACAGCATCGCGCACGCCGTGCAACTGTTTCTGCCAATCAATAGCCACAAACTCAACGAATACCGCCGGTGTCAGAAAAGGCTGCTCCTCTTCGGCAAATTCCACTTGCCGGTTGAACAGGTCAATATGTTTGATGACCGGCTGACCGTCCTCAAGAAGGCTCTCCAACGCCTCTTTAACTACATTGTAAATAACTGCTCTCATTTGTTTAAGATTTTACTGATTTCTCTCTCTATGATTTCTTTTGTCGCCTGTTCTACTTTCGGGTGGTTGCCGAGGAACTGGCGCTTCGGTATCTTGGTGCGGTGTCCGCGTCCGGCGTTCTGCGTACCCTCGTTATGCGCTGCGCTATATGGCAGGTCGCTATAAATAGTAACGCTCGCCTGTTCCGGTTTGGCTTTGATGCTGCGTCCAAGGTCGCCAGTCCGACCGGTCAGTATCTTGCGCCGCGTGTCAGAACCCTTATAGCGTTTACTGTGTCCTTTGCGATGCGGCTCTCTACGCTTCACCTCTTTCCAACGCTTGCCGAAATAACCCTCGTCCTCAAAGTTCTGCTTCGTCATCCGTACCACGCGGTTGCCAATCTTCTTCGGAAGGTCGTCGTTGATGGCGCGCTCAATCTCAATCTTCTGTTGAGCAATCTTGTCTTTCATCTGTTCTATTGTCATAATCCTCAAAGTTTATGGTCAGGTTCTGCGCTCTCTCCTGCGCCTCTTTCTGGTCAAGTTCGCGCAACTGACGCTCGTATGGCACCGTCAGATACTCATAAAAAGTAGTGCGCGAGATATGAAAGCGGTCGCGAATATGATGAGCATAGATATACTCATTCGATACACCATGCGCACTCTCGCGAAGGTATATCTCGTTCACCTCCTTAATCCGGGTCAATAAATATCTGCGTGTATATGCCATAATTGTTAGCGTTGAATGTATCAGCCAATCTTGGCTGATTTAGTTTACGGAAATTCCGGATAAATAGGTTTGCCGAAGAAGTGGTAGTGCACGCGCTCCCAATCAATGCCGTCGCTCCATAGCAGGCACCGGTCGTCAATATACACATCGGCGCACACCTTGCGACTATTGCCGCCGTATTGCTCGATATTCTCGCGCAGGTTGTCGTTCACTTGGTCAAATGGTATGCCGTGCCATAGCAGGAAATTCACAGCCTCCACAAGTCGCTCACCCGACCGGCATGTCCAAATGATTATCTTGTGTCCCTCATTATGCAGCCGTTGCAGAGTAACCTGTGCGCCACTCTGCAACTCCCCGATTTGCGGATATTTATTCTCCACTATCGTACCGTCAAAATCTACTGCTATCGTCATCTCAATAAGGCTCTATTGTTACCGTTCCTTTCGTTGTCTTTTTCACTCTGCCGCTACCGCTGCACACCGGGCAGACAGGTGTGATGCCGTCCTCGTCAGGAGGCAAATAACCTACGCCGTGGCAATCACGGCATAGGTCGATGCGGTTGTATTCAAATTGTCTGACTTTCATTGTCTCTTCGTTGTTTAGCGAGTCTTGCTCGCTCTGGTAATACTACTGAATAATTGCATCTGTCGCAACAAACTCCCGCTTTCTTTACCGGCCATGGGTCGTTGCCGTATTCGGTGAACTCCTTGCCACAGATGTCGCATTTACTTATTCTCTTCATGGCTTTGTTTGTTTTCTGCCTCGTTCTGCGCACGCAGGTCGGCGAGTTCCTTGATAAGTGGCAGCAGTTCATCGTTCATGCGAACATTGAGTTGCTCTTTATCGCCTTGCAGACGGTTGCTTTCGGCTCTGAGGTCACATATCTCTTTCTCCAACTCCATTCTGCGGATTTTGTTTTGGCGGATAACCTGCATTTTCTCTGCCACCAATGACTGATAGCGGCTGCGTGTTTCGCTTATTGCGACTTCCAACTGATACTGTGTCATACTCACGCCTCCTCTTTCTTAGGTTCTACATAGAATGTCTCGTCCTGCGTTACCGTGATGCCGCATTTCGCCATTTTGTCGGTCATACCCTCCTCATCGCGGTCGGCAAGCAGTTTGTCCTTTGCCACCTCTTCGCTCGTGCGAACATAACCGGGCAAAAACTCGCGCACCATCTGAAGCACGCTCGCCCATGTGAAGCCTTTGAGCGTCTTGAGTTTCGGAGTGCCGGTGCGGAACCCGATAGTGCCGTGTGCCATGTCAAGGCTCTTCTTCTTGGCGAACAACTCCGCCTGATTCTCTACCGCAAACGCCTGAAGCACATCAAACGCCTGCTCGCGCTCTGCGTCCAACTGCGACAAACGGTCTGCCTGTTTCTCACGGATACGAGCGCACTGCAACTCTATCTCCGCATTGATTTTCTGAATCTGCGCGTCCGCCTTCGCATAACTTGCAAACGCCTCGTTAGCCTGTTCCTGACTAATGCCCTGTATCAGGGTCTTCTTCTGTCTTGTTGCCATAATCTTAAATGGTGTTTAATGGGTTATTAAATGTTGTTTATTTGGTGTTTTATGAATGTATCAGTCAATCTTGGCTGATGTATCTATATCCTCCTGTTCCGCCACTTCTGCCACCGATTCCATAGCCTTGCGCTGACGGTTGAACTCGTAGGTTATCCCACGAAGCGTCGATAGCGGTATATCATAGAAACGCTCCGTCTTAGCAGCGCGGCAGATAGTGTTCTGTATCTTATGCCACTCCATCAGTCCCCAGCCGTCTTGCTTGATATATCCCTTGCGAGCAAGATACTTACCTGTCGCCACCTTGCAACGCTGACGCTCCTTGTCTATCTCCGACCGAGGTTGCTGTTGCTTCTCATGCTCAAGTCCGCGCTTGCGGCACTTCGCATGAAGCCACTCATTAACCTCCGACAACTCTGCCACCGACAAGTCCTTGCTGCTCTCCACACCGTAGGCACTCAGTATGCCTTCCTTGCCGTTATCGTTCACACCAAGCCGGTTAAGCAAAATGTGAAACTCACGTATCAATTCCTTCTGTCTATCCATAGCCTTTTGTCTTTTGTCTTTGTTCTTTGCTCCTTCAGCGCAGCGGTCTTTATTCCACTATCCCGTAATACGCTTCCGCTCTCTCCTTCCATACATCGATATACGCTCCGCCACCGTACCTGCTCGTAGGAAACGCCCTAAAGCCCTCCACACGGAATATCACATTAGCATCGCGCCATATACGCTTTGCCACCTGACCTTCAGGCTGGTTGCCGTTCACATGGCTTATGTACACAAACAGCTTCTGCGGATAGCGTGCTTTCAGTTCCTTGTACTCCGAAAACTTCATATCAAGAAACTGCACCGAGTCAATAAACACCACATCCGGCGACTTATGTTTGTCAAGCCTATCCTTCAGTTCCTCTATGTCCTCCTTGTCAAGCAGCGTAAACCGAGTGCTCACATCAAGCATCTTATGCCGCTCCACCTGCATCTGCATCGTCAGACTTTTGCCCTCTTCCACGCTGTCGTATGCCACGCGGCGGAACTCCGTCAAGTATTTGGCAAGCATAAAAGCAAAACTCGTCTTGCCGTTTTTAGGCGCACCGTATATCACCCATGAGCCGGTCAGTTCAGGATTTCCAACCGCTTGCAACCACTGCCCCGAAAAGGGTAGCGTGTTGAACTTAGCGGTCAATATGTTATTTACACTCAATGCGCGTTTCATAATCCCATAGAATGTATCAGCCAAGTTTGGCTGATGTGGTAGCCTCCTTGCTCAACTCCTTGTATATGCGCCTCAGCGACGGCATATTATCCTCGCCCATCGTCCGCCGAAGCACCTGATTGATGTCAGTACCCGCAGCGCAGTTCGCCTTGATAATCATAGCGGCGCAAGTCTGAGTCATACGCTCGCGCTCCTGTGCCTCCATCGGGATGACAGTGCCATATCTGCGACCAAAACGGCTGAATATCTCCGTATAGCCCACCTTCTTGTTGTCTATCGAGCGTTGTATCTTTGCCTTCAGACCGTCCGCACCCATCATATAATAGCCGCAGCACATATCCGTAGCGTTCCACAAGGCTTTTATCTCCAAAAAGGCATCGTACTGCAAGTCGCCTGCCTCGTCAAGTATAATCAATGGCATGGGCAGCACCTTGAAGTAATACACCAAATCCTCGTACACATTACTGTATGTGCCGGTGCTGCCCACACCGAACGACTTGGCTATTCGTCTAATCAAAGCAGTCTTCGTCTTAACCTGACTGCAATCAATATACACCGCATTCTGATGATTGCGGACATAATACTGAGCAGTGTAGGTCTTGCCGATGTCGGCACGGTCGCACAAAAGCGCACTCATCGAATTCCTTTGGCACATCTCCAACTGAGCCGTGATAAACTGAAACACCGGCGTATTGGCGGTCTTCCACTCCGGACGACCAGTCAAGTTAACACCCAAATGCCTTGCAATACTAATCCATTTCTCATCGCTCAGCACACGCTCCAACTCGCCATTACGAATACGGCTGTACTGACCAGCGTTTATTCCTAAACTCGTAGCGAACTTCGCATCACTGCCTGCGAAATTCTGACGCGCTGCCTCCATAGAAGCAAGCACCTTCTGTTTCTGTTCTACTGTCATAATCTTGGTGTATTATTTGGTTATTATAAGCTATTCAATGCCATCGCAGCATAGTCTGTGGAGTTAAACTCGTCCTCCTCATAGTTCCGCGGCTGCTCATGCTCCTCAATCACTATATCCACCGGCACCGACCTCACTGCCTCCGCCGTCTCTTTCGCTACCTTACCCAACTGAGGCAACTCCTCGCGCCGTGTCCGGATAAACTTGTCAAACTTGGCAAGCCGCTTCTGCTGATGTAGCATGTTCTTCTCGTCCGCTTCTGTGCGCTCGGCGGCATTCTCGTTATAGTCATAGCACCTGCGGTTGTCTGCTTCGCCTATGTATTTGCCGTCCTGATACAGATAAACGCGCTCTATCGAGCCCTCCTCATTCGGTAGCCAATATGCTGTCACCTTCGTGTTATTCGGTTGCAGACGCTTCAAGCACTCGAAATTCTGCAACTCAAACTCCTCCTGTGCCACCATACAATAATCATTATTCCTGACACTCGTCTCCGTCACATTGCCTATAAACTGTAGCAGATAAGACATATCTATCGGCTTCAAGTTCGGATTCACCATCTTCATCAACACATCCCTGCGAGTCATACCGGGATAGGTCTTCTGCAACGGGTGCAACTCGTTGTTGTGCCTCTCGATGTCCGCAAGGTCGTCCATAAACACCTGCTGCCACTCATACACAGGCTCCGAATAATCACCGTCAACCTTGTTCCGTATAGCCCTGTATGCCTCGTTCTTTGCGTACCAGCGACCGCGTGTGTGCCCCATATCCTTTGCCGTACCCCATTTCAGACTGCGGATATTATGCTCGGCTCTTTTCTCCGTCGGACTCTGACAGAACCGCACAAAACTGAACACATCGTCAAGCCATGGTATGTTGCTCATCAAGTGGTGTTCCACCTCCAACTCCGCAGGCATGGGCAGACCCAAACTGACCAACTCGCAGAACATATTGCGGAAACTCTCATACACCGTCCGCTCACTCGGCTTACCTACCACATACGCCGGACGGAAATAATAACCGCTCACCACATCAACGGCGATGTACTTATACAGCCAGCCTTCCTTGCCGTTCTTGCCTATAATCTTGCGGCTCAATGCCACGTCGTCCATACTTATCTTACTCAACGAGTACTCACCAAGTTTCCTATGGTGCTTCGGACGACGCGCGTTCTGATAATCAAAATGACCGTTCCTATCGCTGTATATAGCCGTATTATCCACCACATCCTTCAAGTAATTCCACACCGTGCTCTCGCTCAACTCCTCAGCCTTACCCTTGTGCATAAAGTCCTGCGGACGATACACCTCACCCGTCTGCTTGTCATACAGCTCCGTTGTGCCACTCATAAACTCACGGTACAACTCAAGCACACGGCTCGCAAAAGGCTTATCATTCATCCTGTACAACGCAACCAACAGGTTCTTCAGACTGCGACTCACCTTACGAGCATTATCACTACCAATACCCTTATGTATCAACGAACCGTAACCCTCACTTAAAAACTGCTGAAAAGCCCGCTCCAGACTACGAGTATTAGTATAAGAACGAACCACACCATAAGCCGAACCACCCTCATTCTCGCACTCACGCTGCCACCATACCAACATCTGTTTCAGCCACTCACCCTTCTGCAAACGCTTGCCCGCAGCAGCACGAACCGACTGCTGTTTCTCCAAACCACTACGCATAGCCTCAAACAAACTCGCCTTCATCGTATATTCATTTATCTGACGAGCATCCAAACGACTACCATCCGCCTTCACATAACCGCTGAAAAACTCACGAGCAGAAGCCGACATAACTACCGAATAAATACCCGAACGCTCAACATGAGCCTTACCTAACACAGCCTCTATCGCACGCATACGCTCCGGACGCTTAATACTATCAAACCATATCAACGTGTTACCCTTAATACCACGACGCGCAATCTCCAAATAACCGGACTTGCTGTCATGATTAAACTGCGCATAAGTCAAACCGACTGCACACCAGTCGTTCACGCTTATTGCCAGATTTCCGTCTATATACTGATACATATTCCTGTTGGTGTATTTCTTTGTCCCCTTGCCGGTATCGCTCCGGTCTAACCTCTGCGGTTCAAGGGGTGGCTACTCGCCGCGCTTTACGGGGTCTCCAAAGAGCCTTGCTCGAATGGGGTGTCCTTCACCTGCCGCTTTCGCCCTGAGTGTAGCAGCCTACCTCTGGACCGAACCCTTGCGGTGAGAATCTTGGCTGCTCAAAGTAGGTGTGGTAGCCCTCCGTCCATTCCGCCCGAATTCTATTCGGGCTTAGCCGGATCCGCCTTCCGCTCCTTGCGCTCCTTATCACCGCGCGAACGCCCGCGCAACTCAGCAACAGCCTTCCTAACCTCTGCCTCTGTCGCCTCAATCTCCATCGTGTCACCAATACGGATAACACCCTTCTTTGTCTTTGCCATAATCATATCGTATTTAAGTTAAACCTATTCAACGACCGGCTTCTA